TGACGGAAAAGACGTAAAATGGTGGAATGCTTTGAGTGCCAAAGAGTTACGGGTGTAGCGCCAGGGTGACGACGCAAAACGAAACGTTTACATGGGCTTAATTTTGGTTTAATTTTAGGCAAAGTTGAGGCTTGTCAGGACTACACAATGTTTATAAGTGGCTTGCATGAGATTTACATGGGTGGATTGGTGAGTGGAGTGACGACATGGATAGGTGGTGCAGACTGCTTTTTTATATCCATTTATAAAATATTATTTATGATTTTATTCCATATAATTATTATTTGGTATATTTGCAGATGTAAAATATAAGGATATGGCAAAGGTTATACACGTGCATCTGATACATGGAATAGAGGGAAGGAAACGTAAGGACTGGTATTTCAGCAGTATTTCAGCGGTTTATACGGTTCTGACGGCCGAACAAGTTGGCGCGACGAAGAACTACCTGCTACACGCCGGGCTGTCAGGAGGCGGCTCAATCATCACGAAACGGGCTGTAATTAAGCAATCTACGCTTATTTCATGTAGCCGTGGCGCATTGGACAAGGACTGATTTTAACGGCGTTAGAAACGAAATAAAACGCCATTACGGCGATGTTATGAACGGAGGCTCACAAGGCCTCTTTTTTTGTGCCCAAAATGAGGCTCATCAGGGGGTGGATATTCAAGTGGATATTCAAAGTGGATATTCACTTAGGGGGTAACTGGATATTCAAAACAGGGTTTTTAGGGGGTGCGATAGAGAGGGGGTAATATACCATTTTTTTTACGATAGCCTCGAAAAACGAGCCGATAGATACCCCCTAAATGCCACCTCTTTTTTGGAACCAGCCTTGGAAAAGCCGCATAAACAGGGGCTTCCCGACCATAAGCGGTGTGTAAATGCAGGGGGAAACACGTTTTCTCATGGATTCCGAGGGTACAAAGGGGAACATTTTGTTTTACACGATGCGGACGAGACCGCGGACGAGGGCGACACCGTGGAACTGGTCTTTGGAAAGTTCAAAGGGTTCATAAGCGGGATTGTCGGACACAATGAGAACATGCTGCTCATCGGAGCCACGCCGGATGCGCTTGATGAGCGGCCCCTGGAGCGTATCGAGGACATACGTTTTGTTCCACTGAAAGAACAAGTCATTTAGTGGTATGCGCTGGCAAGCGACGAGGTCGCCGGAATAATAAGTGGGCTGCATGGAGTCACCGCTGACTTGCATCAGGAAGTCGGCACCCTTGAAAGCAGGGATGACATAGCGTTCGCATTCATATTCCATGACCGAGATGTCATCAGTAAAAGCCCCAGCCATTGCACTGATGGGCAGAAGTGGAATTCCCTCATGGCTATCCTCGGGAACATGAAAAGCCAACTTTTTTTCATGCATTTCTTGCAAATCTCCTTGCTTCTTACTATTTTTATCCTTTGAATATAATCTTATTGACGTATTTTGCGTTTCAAGGGTACTCTTCGTTTTAAGCATAGAACCTTTGCCTGTTAAAAGCCATTCAGAAGAAATATCAGTGTAAACCATTAGGATTTTTTCTAATTTATCAGAACCTATGGCACCTTTGTTCTTCAGTGATTTACCAAATGAAGCATTAGCCATACCAATGCTGCGCTCAAAGGCTGCTACTGATATGTTCTTATAATCAATATATTCTTTCAGTCTTTCCAATATCATAGAAAATAATCTATTAAATTACACTCGAAATAGAAAATATCCTCGTTTTTATTTTGTTGTTTATAGAATATTTCCTATCTTTGCAACGTGTTAAATGATTAACGAGCGGCCAAAGATACGAAAAAGGCTTGAGATTAACGAATATTTAAGATTAAAGAATATGAACGAGGAAATCAAAGAATGGAAGACGCAGAGCTACAAGTCACGTGTTGCCCACCTGCTGATGCTGGACTGCGTGAGCTTCAGCTACAACGAGGAGGACGGCATAGTGTTCACTGCCCCGGCGGAGTACGTGGAGAGGCTGAAAAGGGTACTGATAACTTGTTACGGATGCAAGAAAGCGCCGGTGATAACAGAGTATTAACGAATGAAAGGGGCGGCCCGGACGGCGCGGCCGGAAAGTTGGAATAGCGTAATGTGAAAGCGTAGGACAGCCGCCGGGGTTCGACTCCCCGCGCCCCACGAAAGTATTAACGATTAAAATAAAAGAAAGTATGAAGAATCACGAAAGCCAAGAGATGTACGCTGTACGTCTTAATACCGCAACAATAAGACATGATCACCGTAGTATAGGACATTCCTGCTCCACGTTGGATTCGGGACAGCGTGAGTTATTGCAGCGGCTGCTTGACCGCCGTTGCAACGAGATATACAGCGACTATATGAGAAAGCGTGAAGACGCCTTCCAGAAGTTCATTCGGGCTTCAGGCAAGGCGACTAAGGAAACTTTATCTCGATACCCTCTTGCCGGCACCGCTCCTCATGAGCGCGTCTTTCTTGCTCTAACTTCAAGGCTATCTCGACGTTGCCATGACGAGCTGCTGCGACTGTCAGCCATTTATAAAACTCTTGGTCTAAGAACCAACTACCCTCTGCGTCGTGTTCTCGGATATAATGCTCAAGGGCACAAATCCGTGCTTCAAGACGTATTAAATCTTCGGTAGTATATTTTATTTCGTACATAACACAATGTTTTAGTGCGCTACAAAGTTAGCGAAAAGCCCGGAAGTCCGGGAGAATACCCGGGACATTTTGAAGTTAAAACCCATAAAATTTAAGATTAAGATATGAAAAAGTACATTCATGTGACGAAAGAGACGCGCGAGCTGTTGGAAAAGACGTTCGGTGTGACAAGTACGATGGTGTGGTACGCATTGTCGTTCAACCCGAGCCGTGGGCAGTCAGACCTCGCAAAGCGCATAAGGAAAGCCGCGCTGGAGCATAGGGGCATACTGATGGCCGACGAGTGCGTTTTAGAGAACACCCTGTTTGACGCGGACGGCTATATCCGCCACTACCCGACGTTGGACACGATGCTTGAGTTCTCGCGCGAGGACGGCGGTTGCGACGTATTCCACAAAGGCAAGAAGGTGCGCCACTACGACAACGTGGCGATAGCCGACATCAAGGACATACAAAACTGGGCAAAGGCGATAAAGTAAGAAGGAGGCGGACATGTTAGGTTATTACGGAAACAAACTTTGCATTCCGGCGCGTGAACTCGTTGAGTGCGGTATTATTACGGCGTCCACTTACCGTAATTGGACGAACCGTAACCGCATCACCGTGGTGCGCCGCGGTGGCGGAGCGAAAGGGCAATGCGCCCTTGTTGCCGTAGACAGCCTTCCGGCACCTTGCAGGGAGAAGGTCGAGGAGAAGTTTGGCTGCGACGAGGCGCGCATCAGGGGCTGGGTGATGTCGAACTACGAGCTTGACCAGGCTGCGCTGGCCTTCTTCATGGACTGGGCCGCCGGCCACAAGAGCGACCACGCCACGGCGGAGCTGGCGCACAAGTATGCTGTGAACGCCTCGGTGTTGAACACCTGCATCAGTCTGTATGAGCGCGCGAAAGACTGCGCAAGGCTGTTCGGCGAGAAATACGACTGGGCTAAGATGGCGAAGGCCATCGAGACGTTACGCGAGGAGTTGGGGCACGACCTGCCGGCCAGCACGCTGCGCTTCCGCAGGAAGGTGAACGACTACAAGAAGTTCGGTTACGAGTGCCTGATTACAGGTAAGTTCGGCAACCAGTGCGCCCGTAAGGTGGACTACAAGACCGAGCGGCTCGTGTTAAGCCTGCGAGTGCTGCCCAACCAGCCATACGGAAGCGACGTTCATGAGATGTACATACAGTTTGTGTGCGGCGAGCTTGAGGCCTGGGACTTGGAAACCGGCGAGATATTCAACCCGGACGACTTTACCAACAAGAACGGGGAGCCGAAAGAACTCAGCGAAAGCACCATCCGCAACATCCTGAACAAACCAAGCAACAAGCTGCTTGTGGAGCACGCCCTGCGCGGCTATACCGAATTCATGCACGAGCAGATGCCGCACATGCACCGCCACGGCGGCGAATGGTCGCTGAGCCAGGTAACGATGGACGACGTGGACTTGCCGCGCCGCATGAAGGGGAATGAGTACGTACACGCATACTACGCCTACGACGTGGTGAGCCAATGTAGGATAGGACTGGCCTACGGACGCGGCAAGGATGACGCCCTTGTAGTGGAGTGTTTCCGCGACATGTTCCGGCTGATTGCACGGCACGGCTGGGGCATCCCGGCAGGCATCGAGGTTGAGCAGCACCTGATGAGCAAGTACAAGGGTGGCTTCCTGAAAGCCGGCGAGGTGTTCAAGTTCGTACATTTCTGTGCTCCGCAGAACTCGCAGGAAAAATACGCTGAGCCTTTGAACGGCGCGTTCAAGACCACGATAGCGCACAAGAACCACGAAGGCGTGGGCCGCTGGTACAACAAGGGCGCGCGCAGGGTGGACCAAAAGAAAATCAGCGACAGCGGCAACCATACATGGGAGGACAAGAAATACTACACCTTCGAGGAGCTGGTGGCCGACGACCGCCGTGACTGCGCCGAATGGAACAACTCACTGCACCCGAACCAGAAGAAATATCCGGGCATGACCCGTTGGGACGTGCTCGTGGCGAAGATAAACCCGACCCTCCGCCCATACGACAGCCTGACCCTGAGCCGCTATATCGGCGAGAAAGTGGAAACCAGCATACGGCGCAACTCGACGGTGCGCGTGGCCTACGCGGACTGGTGGATAAGCGGCCCGGAGGTGCTGGAGGAGCTGGAGCCGAACAACCGCAAGGTGACGGCCTACTACCTGCCGGACGAGGAAGGGAAGCCGACCGACGTGTACCTGTTCCAGGGCGACCGCTACATTGACAAGGTGCGTCCCGTGAAGACCTACAGCCGCGTGATGGCCGAGCAGACGGACGAGGACGTGGCGAACTACATCGAGCAGCAGAAATACGTGTCGCACTTCAAGAAATACCTGCGCGACAATGCCATCGCGAAAGTGGGCAAGGCCGAAGCTGGGCCGCAGGCCTACGCGGAAGAAGTGGATACGGAATGCTACACCCTGCCTCCCGTCCCGGTGCAGGACGAGCCGGAAGATTACGAATGGAAGCCGGACATGGACAGCACCAGGCGGGCATTGGAAGACCTTTAGCAAGCTGATTGTCGGCTGCGCTCGGTCAAACGAGCAAGCTCATTGACGCTCACTTATACGACAATTAGAACAACATTAAAACAGCGTTAGATTATGATTACAGAAGCGCAAAAGCAAAGGATTATGGAGGCGATAGCCGCAAACCGCGCGAACTATCCGAGCGATGCGAAGCACGCCGCCTCCCTCGGCATCACCACTTCGGTGTACAGTGCCGTAAAGAACGGACAGACGGACAAGGTATTGAGCGACGCCAACTGGATAGGCATCGCCCGGAGATTAGGCGTGAACCTGCGCGGCGGCATGGAGTGGAAGGCTGCCAAGACACCCACCTTTGAGTACATCACCTCGCAGCTGGAGATTTCGCAGAAGTCCTGCCTTTCGGCCATTCTCTGTGACGTGCCGAACATAGGCAAGACATTCACGGCCCGGTACTATGTGCAGACCCACAGGAACGCGGTTTATATCGACTGCTCGCAGGTGAAGACCAAGCTGAAATTAGTGCGCAAGATTGCCGCCGAGTTCGGTGTGGACAGCAAGGGCCGGTATGCAGACGTGTACGACGACCTGGTGTATTACCTCCGCTCCATTGAAACGCCGCTCATAATCTTGGACGAGGCGGGCGACCTGCAGTATGAAGCCTTCCTGGAGTTGAAGGCTTTGTGGAACGCCACCGAACGGTGCTGCGCCTGGTACATGATGGGGGCCGACGGTCTGAAGGAGAAGATAAACCGCTCGATCGAGTGCAAGAAGGTGGGCTACACCGAGATGCTGAGCCGTTACGGCGACCGCTACAGCAAGGTCACCCCGGACGACGGCAAGGAACGCGAGGCATTCCTGATGACGCAGGCGCGGATTGTAGCCAAGGCTAACGCCCCGGAAGGCGCGGACATTGCGCAGATAGTGCGCAAAACACGCGGAGGGTTGAGACGTGTATATACGGAGATTGAGAAACTTAAAATGACAGTATAATGATGACCAAGATAGAAATGCAGGCGATGGAGGCTATAATCGGGATCCATCGCGATATGAAGAAGGCGAACGAGCCGGACTGGGAGAAAAGACGTTACGAAATAGCAAAGGAAGTGTTCTCCAAAAGCTGGGCAGACAGCGTGCTCACCGACGAGGACATCGCAGAAAAGGCTGTGGCGGCAGCAGACGCCCTTGTTGCGGAACTGCAAAAACAGCAGAAGGAAGCGAGGTAAACAAATGAAGCGTGCGTACAGTCCGAAAGAGATAGCCGCCAAGAAGTGGGTGACGCTGCCGTGGGGTGAGAAGTGGAGCAAGCCTTTCGGCTTCCCTGCCGAGAACGCCTCATGGTTCATCAGCGGTGCCAGCGCACAGGGCAAAAGCTCGTTCGTGATGCAGCTTGGCAAGGAACTGTGCAATTACGGGCCGGTACTGTACCTAAGCTACGAGGAGCGCGTGAACCAGAGTTTCCAGCGCAGGATGTGTTACCTGCACATGGACGATGTACAAGGCAAGTTCCGTGTAGCCACGGACGACAGCTACGAAGAGCTTGTCGAGCGTTTGAGAAAGCCCAAGTCGCCGAAGTTCGTCATAGTGGACTCGTTTCAAGTGGCCAAGGACGATGCCGGATTCAGCTACGACAAGGCCGTTGAGCTGATACGGCGTTTCCCGAGAAAATGTTTCATCTTCATCAGCCAGGAAAAGAAAAGCTCGCCGATGGGCAGCGACGCGCTGCGCCTGAGATACATTTGCGACATGAAAGTGCGTGTCATGGGCTACAAAGCATACTGCCTGGGACGTTCCATAGGCGAGGCCGGAAGCTACTACGTGGTGTGGAAGGAAGGCCTTATACAGACAAGCAACGGATTATGAAAACGAAGAAACAAAACCAACTATATGGAAAAGAATGAAAGGTGCTGCATTTGCGGCAATGACATTGAGGGGTACGGTTACAACCCGTTCCCTGTGAAGGAAAAAGGCCAGTGCTGCCGTAAGTGCAACTACACGGTAGTGCTGCCGGAGCGTTTCAGGAGGATGGAAGAAGACCAAAAAGACAAATGCGATGAATAAGAAAGTTTACATCAGCGGTGCGATAGCGCACTATGACATCGACGAGCGTAAGAGGGCGTTCGCCGTGGCCGAAGTGCAGTTGAGGCGTTTGGGCATGGAGCCTGTAAACCCGTTCAGGAACGGGCTGCCGGAGGATGCTGACTGGCGCGAGCACATGAGGATTGACATAGCCAACCTGCTGTGCTGCGGCTATATCTTCATGCTGAAAGGTTGGGAACTCAGCAAGGGAGCCAAGCTGGAACTTGACGTGGCCAGTTCGTGCGGGATAAAAGTGCTGTTCGAAATGTAGGAGAATATGCGCCATGAAGGAAGGGACGAACTATGCAAGGTTCTACGCCTTGCTGAAAAAACTGAAGGGTGCAGACAAGGAAACACTGGTGTACCAGTTTACCAACGGCCGGACAGAACACCTGCGCCTGATGACAGAGGCGGAATATGGGGCCATGTGCCGCGAGATGGAGCGCGTGGCAGGTTACGACGAACGCAGCGAAGCCATACGCCGCGAGCTGAGGCGATGGCGCAGCACCTGCTTGAGGCTGATGCAGCAGATTGGCATCGACACCACGGACTGGGCGCGCGTGGATGACTTCTGCCGGAATCCACGGATAGCCGGCAAGCCATTCGCCCGGATAAGCCAGCCGGAACTTGAAGCCTTGAGCGTGAAGTTGCGTTCCATCAGGCGCAAGGGCGGGCTGAAAAGGCCAGCCAAGCCCGAACCCGCGCCGCGCCAAGAATACGTGATAGTGAATATGACAAACAATGAAAAAGCGAACTGACGATGACGAACAGGCAGATAGTGAAGGAACTGATGGATCACATACACAAGTATTGCAGGGAACTTGACGATGCCCGTTATATGGACATATTAGAGGGCCTATGGTTCGAGATTGAGGATGAGCGCGGCAAGCTCTGTATGGAAGTTCCGGACATGGAAGAGAATTGAAACATATTGTTTAACCAAATAAAACTTACGACAATGGTAACAAAGAGAGCGAAGAAAGTGATTATCACGGGAGTTACGAGGGAAGCGGCAGACGAGGCGTTCGCAACATACGCCAAGACGGCGGCCGAGAGCGCGAAGATAACGGCGGACATCGAGCTGCAATGCGCACGTATCCGCGAGAAATACGCAGGGAGGCTGGCTGAGCTTGAGGACGCAAAAGACAAGGCGTTCGACACGCTCCAGGCGTTTGCCACGGAGAACCAGGCCGAACTGTTCTCGAAGAAGAAAAGCCTTGAGATGGCCCACGGCACGATAGGCTTCCGCACGGGTACGCCGAAGCTGAAGACGCTCAAGGGCTTCACATGGGCAAGTGCGCTGCAGCTTGTAAAGGAATTCCTGCCCGGCTATGTCCGCCAGACGGAAGAGATAGCCAAGGACAAGCTATTGGCCGACCGCGATGTGGAGGACATGGGCGGCAAGATGGCCAAGTGTGGCATACAAGTGTCACAGGACGAGACCTTCTTCGTGGAACCAAAGAAGGAGGATGCCGCATGAAGCAGGAAGTGAAGAAAGACCCGAAAGTAGCCTTGTGCCGCAAATGCCGCGGCACGGGCAAAATCGTATCAGGACGTTTCATACGCAAGATGGAAACCTGTCCGCAGTGTGAGGGGAGCGGTCGTGTGACGGTAAGCTGCGAGATGACGCTTGACATCCGTCCTTACAAGCCAAAAAGTGAACAGGTTATGGACTGACATTAAAACAAATTATGGGGAACCGGCACGGTGTGAGTTATCAGAAACGCGTCGCTGACATCAACAGGATATATGACCTCTACGTCAAGAAGGGAGTCCCGAACAGGGAGATATGGCGGAGGTACATATATCCTGTGTATGGTATCAGTGAGAGGACTTTTTATAATATCCTGAAAGCGTCTGCCAATCCCAAGAACGACCTGCCGAAAGATACCCAGCTGTATTTCAATTTTGACACATGAGCGGAATGAATAAGGATACAAAAGCGGTTATAAGGCGGATATTGTCCGACATTCGGGTGGAGCTTGGCGACGAATTTGACAGGAACTTCGAACGCCAGGCTTTTTTCAACGACGCATGGACGCGCCGGAAAAGTCCGCCCCGTCCGGGTGGCACGATATTGGTGGATACCGGAACGCTGCGGCGCAGCATCAGGAGCCGGACGACCGATGACAGCATCACGTTCTACACCGACCTGCCGTATGCGGCCATACACAATGACGGCGGGGAGATAGTGGTGACGGAGAAGATGAAGCGGTTTTTCTGGCACAAGTATTACGAGGCCACCGGAAGTTTCGGGCGGAAGAAGAACGGCGAACGCCGGAACGACAAGCGGACGCGACAACTCTCCACAGAGGCCGATTTCTGGCGTTTCATGGCCCTCAAACGTGCCGGGACTACCATCCGCATACCCCGGCGGAGATTTCTCGGCACAGGGCCGGAGGTTGAGCGTATCGTGCGGGAGATTATCGAGGACAACCTGAACGAGTATTTTGACATGGATTTTAGCATAGAAAGGAAATGAGAAAGGAACTGTACCAGATGCTGTGCGACCGTCTGAAGGAGGTCGGCGGCGGTGCCATAAAGCACATTGACTTGTGGAACCACAACGTGGAGTTCATCGAGCAGGAGGAAAGCTGGGCGCGTCCGGCGGTGTTCGTGGAGTTCCGGCCGATAAAGTGGAACGCCATAGTGAACGGCGTGGAGTACCGAGCCGAACCGGAGGTCGCGCTGCACGTGGTGACGGACTGGACGGGCAGCGTAAATGACGGCAGCCCGTTCAAGGAGGAGAGCCTGGAGGTGTTCGACATGCTGGAGGAGATACACGCCGCGCTTGCGTGCATGGAAGGCGAGACATTTAAGGAGTTCGACCTTGTTGAAAGCGACACCAACCACAACCACGAGGACATCGTAGAGAACATCGAGGTGTACCAGTGCGTGGCGTTCAAGTCGCTGCAGTGACAAAGAAGCCCCACAAGCCGTAAACGGTCTGTGGGGCTTCCTGTCAGGACAGCATCCAGATGGCGGCGGCAGCGGCACCGCCGCCCACCGTGAGAAGCCAGTCAATCCAGTCCCACGGATTCCCATTCAGCTTGTCTTTCAGTTCGAGGCATGATGCCGCCACGGCAGTCGAATACACGGCACCGAACGCGGAATATGCGCACAATCCTACCACAAAGCCCCCGGCAAGGTGCTTCCACCGGTTACTTTCTTTCAAAAAAGAGATAATTCTGTTCATAATGAATCGGTTTTGAAAAATTGTTTGTATATTTGCAGTCCAAGCACTTAGGGAATGGAAACCTGGCATTTTAGTCCTAAGCTCCGCCTGAAGTGTAAAAGCATTAAGAGCATTCAGGGAATGGCGTACTGGCGTTTGAGTCCTAATAGCCGCCCCGGGTGCTCTTTTTATATGTCGTTTATTGAATAAAGGAAAAACCTTGTTTCAATCTGTCCTGTCGGTCGCCGATAGACCTGTTTTGCCACATTCAGTCTTACCTTTTGTTCCCTGACGGTTGCTTCATAGTAGAAGAAACGGTCGATGCCGTCGTTGCGCTGGTGTGTCAGCGATGACGAGCCGATGAATATGGCAGTTTCTAATACCTTGTCAAGGGTGGCCAGGTCGTCCTTGGTCAGGACAGACGAACGCCCGAATGTGTCGCTGAACAGGTGCTTGTTGCCATAGGTGGTGAAGCCTACCCGGATGTCCTTCCCTTCTGTACTGAGCGTCACGGACTTCTTCAGCAGTGGTTCCATCGTATAGAGGTAGTGCGTCCGTTCAATGGCTCTTTCTGATTTGGTCTTGTCGGCCACGCACTTCTGCAGCAGCTGGCATGCCTGGCACAGTTCGTTGTCCGGGATGAACGCTTTGGCGAGCTTTGCCTTTCCTTTGGCGATGTCGCAATCCCGGCACCGGCTGATGGTGTAGGGATTGTAGTCCGGCACAGCCTTTTCCTGCTTGCCCGGGTTGAAGCGGAACATCCCTTTCGTATCACGCTGCAGGGCTTCCTCGCCGAGTGCCATCGCCTCGTCGTGCGGCGTGGCCGGGTAACGCGACTTGCGTACCTGCACGACAGTGCAGCGGCAGTTCCATCCATTGGGCGGATAGTATTCTTCCCAGAAGGAATCCGTAATCGGCAGCGTCACGCCGTGAAGCGCGGCGTGTTCCGGGCGCACCTTGCCGTCGCCCGCCGTGCGGTACTGCAGGTAGTAGCGGTCGCCGTCCTGCATGAATCCTTCCCATTTGGCCGCCATTTCCGCGGATGCTTGTACAAAATTGAATTCCGAGCGCAGGTAGTTGGAGTTGTAGGTGGCATCGATGCTTTGTACATCCTTCAAGAACCGTTCGAACGTCTTTCTATTGCCGTTCTCATCCAGCAGAGATGGGAACGCCTCGTTCAGCTCATGGAACGCTTTCATGCCGGAGAAAACATAGTTGGAGCGTTGTAGGCGATGGCGCATGACATCGGACATTCCGACCGTGGCGAACGACGAGTCGAGCACGTCCGAATGTGCCGTGATAAATTCCTGCGCGCTATGTTCCGCCAGTATGCCGATGCGGAGCGACGCACCTTCCTCTTTGTAGAGTGCCGACATCATACCCCTGAATGCGGCTTCCAACTTTTCACGGAGTTTCTTGTCGATGCGGTCGCCGGCATCCAGTTCAAGGCGGTTGCCGAGCAGGGCGGCATAACGTCTGTGCAGCCCCGAATAGTCATCGGGGCTCAGTCGAAAAAATGCCGTGCGTTTTTTTGCCGTTTGCTGCCATCCTCCTCTTCCTTGCCGGCCGGAACCTGTATGGCACGCCTTTCTCCGACCGGCATGTTGTACTTCTCCGCAAAGTACTTCGGGTCGACCTCATAGCGGTCTGACACCATCTTCTCGAAGGCCACCTGCTGTTCAGGGGTATAGTCCACCGAATCGTCCCATTCAAAACGGAGGCCCTTGACCGGGAATCCGTGCTTTGCCATGCGTGGAATGAGCTGGTTGTTCACGATGTCGGCCAGCATGGTGCGGTCGCTTTCCACGAGGTTCTCGAACACCTCGAGATGCGTCTGCGACTGTGACAGGCTGGAGCCGTCCTCGATGGTCATGGTCTGTCCGATGATGAGCTTGGAGAGCTCGGAGTTCGCCCTGTCCACGCGCTTGTCGTACACGTTGAAAGCATCGCCCTTGGTGCTTTCTACTACTTCGATTTCCGTGCCCTCCTGGAACACGCCCCAGAGGCTTGCCCCCATGCTGTCCATCATCTTTTCCATCTTGGCCAGCTCCTTTTCGTCGCGCGTGGTGGTCTTGGCGATGCGCATGGGCATGCCGAAAATCTCCGCGAACGTATCCCAGAACGCCAGGGCGTTCTTCTTCGGGATGGTCTGCGTGGCGGCCTTGAGGAACAGCCCGAGGTCGTCAGGCTGTCCGGCTTCAATGAGCCAGTCCGTAAACGGGGCACGGCGGTATTCCAGCCCGGTCGTCCAATCCTGTCCGAGGTCGGTTACGACCCGTCCGTATTCGGGTATGACATGCTTGCGCGGTATGAGCTTCACCCCGTCGTAGCAGATGCAGCCGTCCCCGTCGGTGACTATGTCGCCGAGTTCTATGAGCGAGTGACCCCAATAGACGGAATCGAGCGACAGCTTCATCAGCTGTCGGAACCATGCCTGGTTGAAATAGTGTGCCGCGTCCTCCACCTCCTTGCCGTCCGCGCCGACAATCTTGAACGAGCGTGACATGACGAACCCCTTGCGCTGTTCGATGCAGCCGGACAGGTGCAGGTCAGCGTCCACGTCCCGGTAGATGTCGTAAAGCGGCTTGCGGTTCGGGCTGTCCACGTTGATGGCCAGCTGCCAGGCGTTGCGCCAGTCCTGTATGTCCTTCCGCGTCAGCGCGTCGGTCGTGCGCTGCAGGTTGACTACCATCTTCCGCACTTTCCTGCGGTCGCCTTCCTTTGCGAGATTGAAGTCTCCGTATCTCGTATGCAGCATCCGGTCGTCATGGCCGGCGAAATACTGCCTTATGTCTTTCCATATTCCCATAAGCCTACCAGTTATAGCGTTGTTTCTTCTGGCACCCGTAAATGAATGTTCCGCTTACCGGCTGCCCGTCCTCGTCCAGGACAACCGGCAGATCCGGTACAATCTTCCCGGCCTGCACGCCCTCCAGCCACTTGACGGCTCTTTCGTAACGTTCCTTGCGTATCTCCATGCCCATCTTCTGCGGCAGGGATGCAGCCATGTGGTAGAGCGCGATGTCGCAGCAGTACATGACCACGAGCCGGTTGCGCGCGTCACCTTCAGCGGCGAATAGGGTCGCGCAGTCGTATTTCGGGCGCAGGTATCCGGCCATTTCCTCCTGCGCCTCCATCTCGGCGTTGCTGCGGTTTTTCGTGCTGACCTGGGAAACCACCTTCAGTGCGCTCTCGCCGATGACCACTTTGTAATCCTCGTCTGTAATGAACATAAGCACCTCCTTTCTTTAATGCGTCACGAAAAGGGCGCGTTTTTCTATGTCCTGCACGGTTACCCCTTTGCGGAACCGCCGGCGTGCCACCAGCTCCTTGATGGCCTTCTTGGGCACGACCTTCAAGCCGTTGTTGAGGTAAACCACATAAAACTTCATGCCGTGGAGTTTGGAAAGTTCCACGGCCTTTTTCACGGCACGCTTGTACCGCCATGCGAAAATCAAGTCCTTTATAAGTCTGAACATATCACCAGCTGTTTTTTGAGGAATGGCGCCTCATGCCAAACCTCGGTTTATAAATCTGTTGTCTTGTGTGCTTCTGAAGTATCCAGATGGCACCCTCGTCCGCGTCCGGCGCGTCATCGTGGACACGGCTGCCGCGTTCCAGGGCAAGTGTCTGCTCGATGCCGACCTGCATGTCCGGCGTATCCTTCAACGCCTCGTTGTACCAGACGAACCCGCGCTCCCACAAGGGCGACACGGCCTCGATGCGCTGCAGCTTTTCCGGCTTCTTGCGCACGTCCGGCATTATGGGCAGTTGATATCCGCGCCGTTTGCCCTCCTCGGTGAACTCGTCCAGGATGATGTCCTGTATGAAGTTCGCCTCCATGAAGAAGAGGACGGCTGCCTTGTCGCGTGTGCGCTCGTACAGGTCATAGAGCCACCGCACCATGCCGGTCACGGTGTCCTGCCGGACGTAGCAGTCGATGAGGTGGAGTTCGGAGCCGGTCTTTCCCCACAGGCGCGAAGCCTTGTAGTCGTTGGCTGTGGTTGACTTGAACGAAGGGTCGGTGTAGCATACGAGCTGGTCGTACTTTTCAAGCGGCAGCACCTTCTTGAAGCGTATCCAGTCGTGGCGGAAGATGGTGCCGTCCTTGATGGGGTTGTGCATCATCTCCTTCTCCCATGCCCGATAACCCACGAAGTCCCGGTACTCCTGTGCCTCGTCCTTCGTCCACTTCTCCTTCCAGACGGGATTCCCGTCGCGGTCGACCGCCTTCACTTCCGACACATATACACCTTTTGTGGCCGCGATGTTGGCCAGTACGGAAGTCTTGGAAATGAGGTTGCCCACCATGATGAAGCGTCCGCGCCCTACGTCCAGCGCTCCGAAAAGCGCCTCCTTTACCCAGTCAGTCAGGTCTTTGACGCGCTTCTCGTTGCGGCAAAGCTCGTCGTCGTCGAGGTCGTCGATGACGATGTAGTCCGGGCGTGCCTCACGCTCACGGAGACCGCGGGGCGATTGGCCGCGTCCGCAGGCCAGGAACTTGACTCCGGACTGTGCCGTGAACTCCCCTTCCTGCCAGTCGCCGATGCTTTTCTGCTCTCCGAAATCGGCGATAAGTCGCTGGTTGAACTCCAGTTCCGCCTGTATGTCCGAGAGCAGGCGTATGGCGCTGTCCTCGCTTTTTCCGACCACCACCATGAAATTGATGAGCCGCTTTGGCTGGAACATCAGCCAGAGCGGCATGAAGATGTCGAAATGGGTGGACTTGGCATGTCCGCGCGGCCATTTGAACACCGCCTTCAGGTTCGGGGTGTTCTTGACCTTGACGGCCGCCGTGTTGTGGAACGGTGCATTATGTATGGTACGGATGACTTCGCCCGTCACCTTGTCGCGCAGTTGCAGGAAATGCGGGAAGTAGTATTCACAGAACGCGGCATAGTCCTTTTGCAGACGCCGGATGCGCCTATCCTTTTCGACCGGCGTTTCTCTTATCAGCAGTGCAGTGTCCGTGATGGACTGGATGTGCTTGCAGTGTTCCTGCCATTCCGCATACCTCTGTTTAATCTCTGCCTGTGTCGCCATGCGTCACCTCCCCAGGCTCGTGCCCATGCTTTCCACTATATACTTGTCCTGGTACTTGTTGATGGCCTTGATAAGGTCGGGCGTGAGTTCGGGGTCGGTCTGCGCCCGGTGCTCCAGCCATTTTGAAAAGGCCATGAACACCTCGATGGCATCCACCACGTTGGCCTTCTTGTCGAGCTTCTCGATGACCGACGAAAGTTTGGCCAGTTTGTCGCCGAGTCCGGCGATGAGGTTGGCATCCTCGGATGCGTTCACCTGCTCTATGAGCTTGTCGATGGTCAGCAACAGTTTGTTGACCAGTTCCGGGCGCGTGATGCTCTTGGCCGCCCTCGCCTCCTTCCATCCCTCGGCGGAACACCATTTGGAGACGGTGACGCGCGATATGCCTATCTTGTCGGCAATCTCGGTCTGTTCCATCCCGGAAAGGTACAATGCCCTGCCGAGTGACTTCTTCTTCTCAATGTCTGCTTTCTTCATATCTGGTAAAATCTTGAATGCGTGCGTATCTTACGGCAAAGTTGCGGCGTTTCGGGCTGAACGCCAAAAAGATAGGAAACAGTTGCATAGAAGTGTGCAACCGTTTCACACTTTTTTGGTGGCCAGCCCTTTGCGGTGTAATATTGCAGCGTAAAACGCAAAACGCGAAGACGAAATGAGTGCAAGACGAGTAAGAATTTCAAACGACAGCCTGAACAGCTACGGCTCCCGTGTGCTGACCGCAGGCATGAACGTGGAGCAGTACTGCCGGAACCCCGTGCTGCTTTACATGCACGAGCGCGGCAATGTGATAGGCTATGTGAAAGACCTGAAGTCCGAGAACGGCGAAGTGACCGGCGAGCTGGTCTTTGACGAGGCCAGCGAACTGTCGAAGCGGTGCAAGAAACAGTACGAGTTCGGCAGCTTGCGCATGGTCAGTGCCGGGATAGACATCCTGGAACTGAGCGACGCAAAGGAACACCTCGTGCAGGGACAGACCCGGCCGACGGTGACGAAGAGCAAGCTGTTCGAGGTGTCGCTGGTGGACATAGGAGCCAATGACGATGCCATCGTCCTGAAAAGGGACGGCACGGTGATAAATCTCGGCAAGGACGGCGAATGCCTCCTGCCATTGTTGAACAACAAACCCCAAAAACAAAAAGTTATGGATCAGAAAATGCTGGCCCTCCAGCTGGGCCTGCCGGAAACGGCTGACGAGGCGGCCATCAGTGCGAAGCTCGCGGAACTGAAAGCCTCCAAGGAAGATGCGGACAAGCTCCGCAAGGAAAACGAGACGCTGCAGCTCGGACGCATCACGGCTGCGGTGGAAAAGGCCATCGCGGAAAAGCGTATCGGCGAGGACAAGAAACAGCAGTTCATCGAGCTTGGCAAGAAAATCGGAGTGGAAGACCTGGAAAGCACTTTCGGTGCCATGTCGCCGCAGGTGAAGCTGAGCGCGGTCGTCGGCCATCAGGGAGGTGCTCCTGCCGCAACCACGGTTACCTACAAGAAGCTGAGCGAGGTTCCTTCCGAGAAGCTGGAAGAGATGCGAGGGAAACAGCCGGACGAATACAAGCGCCTGTACAAGGCGGAGTACGGCATGGAGTGTGAAATCTGAATGTGAAACCTGATAAAGACAATGACAATGAACAAGAAAATCATGATGGTGCTGGCTGCTGTCCTGTTCAACTGCATGACAGGCGGTTTGCTGGCAATGGCGGCCGGTATTTCTCCGGTAGCCGGTGCGGCCGGCATGAATGCCGTGGCCGTCCTGTTCGGCGGCACCGTGCCCCAGGGCGTGCTGCGTGCCGGAGTGTATAAGGAAATCTGGACGGGCGAGCTGGTGAAAGCCCTGCGCGGCCTGCTGGAAGGCACGTGGCTGGACGGCATACCTGACAGCTCGTCCCTGGTGAACAATGACATCATTCACCTGGTAGAGGTGGGAGTTGACCCGGAAGTGCTGATCAACAACACGACCTACCCAATCCCGTTGCAGGCTCTGGACGATGCGGACATCGCCATCGAGCTTGACAAGTTCCAGACGAAGGTGACCCCCATCACGGACGATGAGCTGTATGCCATCAGCTACGACAAGATGAGCCGTGTGAAGGAGAGCCACTCGAATGCCATCAATGACGCCAAGTTTGCGAAGGCAGCCCATGCGCTGTGCCCTACGGAAAATACGGACACCACCCCGGTATTGGTAACGACCGGCGAGCGTGATGCCGACACGGGGCGTCTGCGCCTTGTGCCAGGTGACATCGTGCGCCTGAAAGCCGCATTGGACAAGTTGCGTGTACCGGCAGACAAGCGTCGTCTGGTATTGTGCAGTGACCATGTAAACGACTTGTTGATGGCAGACCAGAAGTTCAAGGAACAGTATAACCTGAACCAGACGGATGGCCGGATAGGCCGCCTGTACGGTTTCGACATCTATGAGTTCGGGAATACTCCGCTCTATACCGTTGCCGGCAAGAAGAAAGCTGTCGGTGCCTTGGCCGAAGCCGGGGAATTCCAATGTTCGTTCGCTTTCTATGTACCGCGTGTGTTCAAGGCCACCGGCTCCACGAAGATGTATTACAGCGAGGCATCGACCGACCCGGAATACCAGCGCAACAAGATCAACTTCAGGCACTACTTCATCTGCATGTTCAAGAAAGCGGATGCCGGTGTGGCAATCCGCAGCGGCTACCAGGCATCGTCGGACGGCAGCATCACGGCAGACCCGACTACCGTGACAATCCCGGCCGAGGGTGGCAGCAAGGATGTGACGGTGACGGCAAGCGGCGCATATACGGTGGGGGCGGCCCCTGAAGGCTTCAACGTAAGCAAGAAAGGCAATACCGTGACCATTTCGGCAGAAGCCAACGACGGCGAGCAGAAAAGCGGAACCCTGACATTGACCTTGCAGTCCAATAACGGCAAGACTGCCCAAATAACGATAACCCAGCCAAAGCAAGGAGCATAAGTCATGGCACAGTTGAAACGTTTGGTATTGCACTGCACGGCCACTCCTGAAGGCCGCGAAGTGAGCGCGGCGGACATCCGCCACTGGCACACCGACCCGGTGAGCAAGGGTGGCCGCGGGTGGAAGCAGGTCGGCTATACCGACATGATACACCTGGACGGAAAGGTGGAACGCCTGGTGGACAACAACGAGGACGCACAGGTGGATCCCTGGGAGATTACCAACGGGGCAAAAGGGTACAACACCACATCCCGGCACGTTGTGTACGTCGGCGGCGTTGCCGCTGACGGCAAGACCCCCAAGGACACCCGTACCCCGGCGCAGAAGAAGGCGATGGAAGCCTACGTGAAAGACTTCCACCGGCGTTTCCCCTCCATCCCGGTTGTAGGGCATAATCAGCTGGCGGCGAAAGCCTGCCCGAGTTTCGATGTGCCTGCATGGCTGGAATCGATAGGAATCAAACAATAAAAACATAGTATCAGATGGAACTCAGTGAAATTCTCAATTTCGTACTGGGTGGCTCACTTCTGGCGACCGTTGTTGGCATAGTGACGCTCCGCGCGACGGTGCGCAAGGCCAACGCGGAAGCCGAGAAGGCGAAGGCGGATGCCGAGACCGTGCGGATTGACAACGCTGAGCACGCCACCCGGATACTTGTGGACAACATAGTCGAACCGTTAAAAGACGAACTCAATGCGACGAGGAAAGACCTTCAGGCGACGAAGCGCGAGATGGCACGCCTTCGCAAGGCCATTGACACTGCCAATTCTTGCAAGCATCATGACGATTGCCCTGTGCTTCGCGGGGTGCGCGAGCACCCGAAAGACAGCGCGGGAAACGGCACGGACGGAAACGGCGACGGGCCGGGCGGACAGCATGAGGAGCGAAGTCCGCCTGATGCGGACGGAAACGGTACCGAAGTCGGAGGTGAGGCTGGCGATACCGGCTGACAGCCTTCTGAGGCTCCCTCCGCTGGCGCAGTACAGCGGCAAGAGCGGCCAGGCCAGCGTGTCGGTGAGCCGCGACAGGGACGTGATAACAGTGTACGCGAGCTGCGACAGCCTGCAGCTCCTGGTGGAATACTACGAGCGGACATCCTCCGTGTGGCAGGAACGCTACGAGGAGATGGCCGGCCTGTACGAAGAGGAAAGAAAACAGCGTTCGAACCCCGTTAAAATCTTTTTCTACGGTTTCGGGGCGGGAATACTGACAGGGATTTTAACCACAATAATCATCATTCTAAAACGAAAGAACAATGGCAAATAAGAAATTCATATACGGCATAGCCCTTGTAAAGTTCAACAGCAAGGAAATCGGCTACATCGAGAAGGGCAGCTGGGACTGGGGCGGCACGAAGCCTGAGCCTATTGACGTTGATGCCGAGCAGGTGACGGACGCTCCGGTGCTGACGATAATAAGCAAGAACGGTACGATAGCGCCGACATTCAACCTCATCCAGCTGGACTACGAGAACATGCAGGCCGTGATGGGCGGCACGCTGGTGGGCAGCGCGGGCAGCTACACCGGCTGGAAAGCCCCGACCGACCTCGTGGAGCTGCGCGGCCCTTGGGAAATCCAGTTCGTGAGTGGGCAGACGATGAAGATACCGAACGGCACCATCCTTGCGAACCTGGGTGGCAAGCTGACGCTGACGGAGGTGTCGAAGATAGAATGCCAGCTGAAGGTGAACAAGCCGGAAGAGCCGGACACATCTACATACGAGGTAAACAACACCGCAGGCGAATAACTTTATGGACGCTAAGACTGCACGCATGATAGAGGCCGAGGGGGCGGCCGCGCTGCTTGACGGCGGCGTGTCCGTCCCCTTGAAGGAAGTGCGCATACCGTTCCGGAAGAAGCCGCTGCGGTTGCGGGCCATGATGCGGCGTCCGCGCCTGGGCGGACTGATAAGGCTGTCGAGGGTGTACCTGCGCCTGGGCGTGACTGCGGCGGAGATGGAGAAATTTACCAAGGAGGAGGAGATGGCCTTCATCGCGACCCACGGCAAGGACGTGAGCCTGATGGTGGCTTACACCCTGTGCCGCGGATGGCTATGGCGGAAGCTGCTTGTGCGGCCCACGGCATGGTGGATAAGGAACATGATGGAGCAACGGTACCTCATGGCGTGCATGCGGAAGTTCGTGCTGCTGCTTGGTACTGACCCTTTTACGAGTATTATCAGGTCGGCGGAACGGACGAACCCGATGAAGCCGAGACTGAGCCAAAAAAGGAAGGGGAGTTAAAGACGGTGTACGAACCGTCCCATAGCCCCTTTGGGTTTGTATGGCAGATAGCGGCGGCGACGGGTTGGAGCGTGGGCTACATCCTTGAGGGCGTGAACTACCAGACGCTGATAATGATGCTTGCGGACGCGCCGCGCTACGTGCGCAAAAAGAACGGCGGCAAGAGCGCGGAGGACGAGGCGAACGAAATAGTAGGATTTTTCCAGAGTAACCTGAAGAAGTGAAGAATTAAGAGTTAAGCCCAATGGGCAAATAGGACAAATAAGCCCAATGGGCCGAATACGACGAGGCGAGAAAGACTATGGCAAAACCTGTAGAGATAGAGATACTGTTGAAAGACCGTATGAGTGCGGGGCTGGAGACCATGCAGCACAAGCTGGACGCGCTGATGGGCAAGGCATCCGGCACGGACGAGCGCGTGCGCATCCTCAGCACGGCCATAGCCGCGCTCAACGCGCAGCTTGCCGAAATGAGGAAAACCGCCGAGACCGCCGTTCCCGACCTCGACCAAAGCAAAAACATCTCGGCTATGGAAGCCCTGAAATCGAAGATAAAGGAGCTTCAGGAGCAGCTGCGGCAGCTTGACGAGACGGCGGAGAATACGGATACAGTACCGGCCAGTGCGACACAAGCCGGCCGACAATACAACGGGCTGCACATGAGCGTCCAGCAGATAGCGAGGGAACTCCCTGCGGCCACTATGGGACTAAATATGTTCTTTCTGGCCATAAGCAACAACCTACCCGTATTGACAGACGAGATAAAGCGCGCCAAGGCGGCCAACGAGGAACTGAAGGCCTCAGGCCAAAGCACCGTGCCGGTATGGCGGCAGCTCATATCGTCAATATTCTCATGGCAGACCGCCCTGATGGTGGCCATTACCGTTCTGTCCATGTACGGTAAGGAGATTGCAAGCTGGGTGGGCAGCCTGTTCAAGTCAAAGGACGCCTTGGAGGAAACACGGCGCGAGCAGGAGAGGTTGAACAAGTCGATGGCCGACGCAAGGACATCCGCAGCCAAGGAGACGGCGGGGCTTCGCGTACTCTACGCCATGACCCAGAACGCCAACGCATCGATGCGTGACAGGACGGCGGCGGTCAAGGAACTGCAGTCGCAGTACCCGGCTTATTTCGGAAGCCTGTCACAGGAGGCCATATTGGCGGGCAACGCCTCCGCCGCGTACCGCCAGTTGACGCAAGACATCATGTCCGCCGCCTATGCGAGGGCTTATCAGGAACGGTTGGAAGACCTCGCGTCAAAGAACGTGGACGAGCTGCGCGGCTCGCAGGCCGACTACAACTATATGTCAAGGAACAAGAAGGCGTACGACGATGCGGTAGCGTACATGAACAGCGCACAAGGCAAGGCGGACCGCAACCAATATGCCTTCTCCAAGACTGATGCCCATACGAGGGCGCAGTCCGGCGTGGCGATAGACCCCGAGGCCATCAAACGGTATGAAAAATACGCAAAAGTTATCGATGACTTCGAGACGCGGCGTGAGCGTTGGCAACGCCATAACGAGAACTATAAGCGCAACGAGGCCACCATGCAGTCTTATGAAGATGAAATCCTGAAACGCCAGTCCGCAGTGGAAAAGACCACGCAGGGCGCATCCTACGAGCAGGACAGGAAGGAAGCGGAGCGTGAGGCCGAGAGACGCGCGAAAGAAGAAGAGCGTATCGGCAAGGAACGCCTGAAGGCCCGTGAAGACCTTGACAAGGACTTGCTCGCCCTGCAGCGTCAGAACCAGGACGACGAGACAGCCCTGATGCAAGACGGCACGCAGAAGAAACTGGCCGAAATCGACAACGACTATAAACAACGCATTGCAGAGATAGACAGGCAGGAGACCGAGTTCAGGAAAAAGAACAAGGAGGCCGGACTTGCCGGGCTTGGTGCGGACGGTCTGACGGACGAGCAGGCGGATGCGCTGCAGAAGGCGCGCGACAACGCCGCAAAGGAACAGGAGCACAAGACACAGGAGGTGTACGCTTCGGAGGCACGGGCCATGCGGAACTACCTCAAGGAATATGGTACCTACCAGCAGCAGAAGCTGGCCATCGCAGAGGAATACGCGGAAAAGATAAGGAACGCACAGAATGAGGGCGAGCGCCTGTCGCTCGTCGCCGGCCGTGACCGCGCCCTGCAGCAGGTGGAGATAAACGCCGTCAGGCAGCAGGTTGACTGGGGCAGCGTGTTCGGGGACTTCGGCACGATGTTCAAAGACCAGCTGCAACCTACGATAGACCGCTTACGCCGCATGGCTCAAAGTGACACGTTCAGACAGTCGAGCCTTGAGGAGCAGCAAATCCTTTATTCCCTGATAGAGAAACTGGAGCGCTCCGGCACGGCATGGGACAGCGACATATTCAAACGTGTGTCCGACGACCTGTCGGCATACCAGGAGGCGATGGGCAGATACTCCAAGGCCGTAGATGCCGCACGCGCCGCCGAAGAAAACCTCGTAAAAGCTGAAAAAGAGCTTGAAACCGCACGCAATGAAAACCGCGGTGAGGAGGGCATACGCTCAGCGCAGAAAAACGTAGACAAGGCACACGAGGCATTTGACGCCGCTTCCGAGGACGTGCGGATTTTCGGCGGGCAGGTACAGGAGACCACGGCCGCCCTCAACTCGTCCGCTACGGAGGCGAAGGCGATGTTCGACAATCTCGGCGAGGGCTTGCGCGGCCTGACTTCGGGAAACCTGCAAGGCATAGGCCAAGGCTTGATGAAGCTTGACGGCCTTTTCGGCGACAACAAGCTGACGGCCCAGGCCGGCAATGCCTTGGCAAAAGGTTTCCAGTCGCTCCTCGGCAAGGACAGCGAGGCTGCCAAGACCCTCACTGCAGCACTTGGCGACAGCGGGCTTGCCGGAGAAATCATATCGGCAGTGCTCGGACTGCTCGACATGCTGGCGCAGGACGGCATCGGCGGAATAGTGTCAAGCCTCATGGACACTGTGCTTGGCTCTGTCAGTGGCGTGCTTGACGACGTGCTTAGTGGCGGCATAATAACCAAGCCCATGCAGTCAGTCGTCAACGGCGTGGGGAACATCCTCGACTCCCTTACGTTCGGCGGCCTCGGCTCGTGGCTCGGCGGCAACGACAAGGAGGTAATGGAGACGGTGAACCGCCTGACGGAGAGCAACGAGTACCTGCGCGAGAGCATAGACAGCCTTGCAGAGCGCATAGGGCAAGGTGACAACACGAACGCCGAGAGCATAGACTATTACAACGACGCGCGGAAAGCGGAGCTTGAGTGGGAGGAGAACCAGCGGAACATCATCAAGGGATTGGCGTCAGCCTGGACGAACACGGGGTACGGCTTCCTCGGTTTGGGCGGCAAAGGCAGCTTCAACAAGCACTCGCCGGGCAGCGGCTGGGAGGGTTGGGACGCCTTCACGGAGACGCTCAGTAAAAACGGCTTCAACATAACGGTGGACAGCACGGGCGACCTGTGGAACCTGACGCCGGAGCAGATGGAGCTGCTAAGGGACTCGAACCCGAAGGAATGGCAAAAGCTGTTCAGCGGCGACGGCCACAAGAACCCGAAAAGTGCGGTGGAGGAATACATAGAGCGCGCGGGGACGCTGGAGGAGCTGACGGACGCGCTGAACGAGAAGCTGACGGGCTACACGTGGGACGGCTTCTTGGAGAAGTACAAGGAGATGGTGAGGAGCGCTGAGGACATAACGGAGGAACTCGGCGACTTCATAAGCGAGACTGTGACGGACGCGCTTATAGAGAGTTTCGTGAACGAGGAGCTGAAGGACGACATCAAGGAGCTGTACGAATACATAGCCGACGCTGCGGCCGACGGTATAAGCGAGGAGGAGAAGGCCCGTATAGAGGCGATGAACTCGGCGATAGCGGACAAGGCGGAATCATGGCGCGAGGCCATGACGGACTCAGGCATGATAGACCCCGGGAGCTACGGTACGTCGCAGAGCGGCAGGGCCGGGGCGTACACGGCGATGAGCCAGGAGCAGGGCACGAAATTAGAGGGGCTATGGACGACGAGTGCGATGCACCTGTCGAGCATGGACGAGAAGATGCAGGACGTAAGCGCGCAGATGGGCACTGCTGTGGACAGCCTGCGGCGGATAGAGGAGAACACGAGCAACAGCGCGAAGCATCTGGGCGAGATAAAGGATGACATCAAGAAAATAATCAGGGACGGACTTAAAATGAAGTGACTATGGCAATGGACGCGATACTTGGAGGCAAGGTGCTCATCAACGGCACGGACATCTGGAAGGTATACGGCGCTTTCCTGGTGGAGAAGAAACGTGGCGACCGGAACAACCTGAAGGCCATCATGGCCCCGGCGAAGACGAAGACCCACGTGGCGGTTGACATCCGGGAGGAGGACGGTGAAAAATATTCGTCCGCGCTGGAGGTGAGGAACCAGGCGCGGGACGTGAAGCTGTACTTCGCCCTATACGCGGACACGCGGGATGAGTGGCTGTCGCGGTACAAGGCGTTCATCTCGTTCCTGAAACAGGGCGAGGACGGGTGGCTGGACATCCGCTTTCCCGACCTCGACATGATGCTGCACGTTTTTTACAAAGAAAGCAGCGACTACGAACCCCTGACCTACCTGTGGCAGGCGGGGAAACAGGCCAGCCGGTTCTACGTGACCTTCCGGGAACCGAAGCCGGGGATTTGAACGACAATATAACTGCATTTGAACGGCATTATGATAACGATATACGGAAGCGACGGCACAGCCAAGACACAGGTGCCCTGCGACGACAACTCGACGCAGGCGAAGGAACTGCAGGGTGACAATGTGCTCACCCTGTCGTTCACCCTGTACGAGCACATCGCGCTGGAGGTGAACGACTATGCCGAGTTCATGGGCGAGCGGTACTGGCTCATGGAGCGTTACAAGCCGGAGCAGGTGTCGACCGTGGAGTGGAAGTACGACGTGAAGCTCTACGGCATCGAGAGCCTGCTGAGACGCTTCCTCGTGCTGAACGACACAGACGGGGCGGACGAACCCGTGTTCACGCTGACCGCGCCGCCGAGGGAGCACGTGGCCCTCATCGTCAGGAGCATCAACAACGGCATGGACAACACCACCGACTGGAAGGTCGGCACAGTGGAAGGCACGGACAACATCGTCATCGACTACGAGGGCAAGTACTGCGACGAGGCCCTGAAGGAAGTGGCCGAGAAAGCCGGGAACCGGGCCGAATGGTGGTGCGAGGGCCAGACGGTGAACGTGTGCCGCTGCGAGCAGGGGGAGGAAGTGACGCTGGGCTACGGCAAGGGGCTGACAGGCCTGGAGTGCGACATGGCCGACAACGCCAAGTTCTACACCCGGCTGTACCCGATAGGCAGCAGCAAGAACATCGACCCGGAGAAATACGGGCACAGCCGCCTGCAGCTTCCCGGCGGCGTGAAGCACGTGGACGTGAACGTGGAGAAGTACGGCGTATGGCACCATTACGAAGCGGATGCCTTCTCCGACATCTACCCCAAGCGCACCGGCACGGTCAGCTCGGTGCGCAGCGAGGAGGTGAAGGACGAGGACGGCAACCCGTTCAAGATATTCTACTTCAAGGACAACAGCCTGGGCTTCGACCCGAACAGCTACGAGATAGGCGGCAAGGTGAAGCGAGTTTCCTTCCAGGAGGGCTCGGAACTGGCCGGCTTGGGCGACGAGGAGGACGGCACCTACTATTTCGAGGCCAATTATAACAGCGACACGCACGAGTTCGAGCTGATAACGACATGGCCGTATGACGACGACACGCAGCTTCCGAACGACACGCTCTGCCCGAAGCCCGGCGACAAGTACATCCTGTGGAACATCCGCATGCCGGACGAATACTATCCGCTGGCCGAGCAGGAGTTCAAGGAAGCGGTGGACAAGTACAGCGAAGAGCACGCCATCGACGTGAGCCGTTACAAGGCCCCGACCGACCACGTGTACATCGAGGAGAACGGCATCGACCTGTACGTGGGCCGCCGCGTGCGCCTGGAAAGCGAAAAGTATTTCCCGGAAACCGGTTTCCGCAGCAGCCGCATCACCAAGGTCACGCGCAAGGTGAACCTGCCCTCGCAGATGGACATCGAGGTCTGCGACGCGACGAGCACCGGCGCGATGGAAACCATCAATGACAGCATCACAGACGCGAAGAACTACGTGAAGACCGCCACGTCGGGGAGCTTCCCCGACCTGATACGCAGCTGGGACAACACCTATCCGACCGACAACAACGTGTTCTCGGCGCGCCGGACGTTGAAGGAAGCCCTGAGCAGGCTGCGCGAGGACACGGCGCAGGAGAGAATCCATTTCCTGAAAGGCGCGGACTTCGGCAAGTACAAGGCCGGGGAGAGCGGCGCGGCGGTGGACGGCGACGGCAACGCCGAATGGCTGACGGCGGTCATCCGGGAGCTGCTGCGTTCGGTGAAGTTCGTGGACGGCATGACCGGCGAGGGCTGGCAGCTGTGGATGGACGCGCTGACCGGGCTGAGCAACCTGACGATAGACAAGGTGACCATCCGGCAGACATTGGTAGCCCTGGAACTGCTGATAGAGAAGGTACGCAGCGTGGGCGGCCAGCTGGTGGTCAGCGCGGCCAACGGAAAGATAAAGACCGTCACCAAGGACGGCGACAACTACAGGATCACCTTCGAGCAGGAAAACGAGTTCGCGGCGCACGACCTGATGCGCTGCGCGGAGTTCACCGGCACCTCCCTGCGCGGCTATTGGGTGGAAATCTCCGCCTCGGACGGGGAAGGCGTCACCGTGCCCGTGGGCGAGTTCGGCGGCGTGGAACCCAAGGAGGGCGACGAGTGCGTGCTGATGGGCAACACGGCGGACCGGCTGCGCCAGAACCTCATCTCCATCGCGGCCACCGAGGACGGGCAGCCGCGGGTGGACGTGCTGGACGGCGTGAGCACCAAGAACTTCGACGGCTGCCTCCGCGTGCGGCTTGGCAACCTGGACGGCATCAGCGACAGCCGTTTCCCTGCAGACAACCAGCCCCACGGCAACGGCCTTTACGGCGACAACGTGTACCTGATGGGCACGTTCGTGCTAACCACCGGCGAGGACATCCTGACGCGGTTCGAGATAACCGAGGGCAAGATAGAGAGCGCCGTGGAGGGGCTGCGCAAGGACTTCACCGAAGACCGGAGCTATTTGGACAATGCGTCGTTCGGCGACGGCATGAACAAATGGGACACCGAGAACGAGGCCACCTTCTTCCTGCTCGGCAGCAAATGGATATGGGCGAACGGCGCGCCGCTGTCCGACAAGCGGAGCTACGCCAGCGTGAAGACCGACGGCGGTCGCACTACCGTATATATAAGGAACAAGTACATATTGCAGAAGCACGCGAACTTCCGCTTCATCCCCGACTACACCGACGTGAACAACGAGGGGCAGAAGAAGCCTGAGGCGGTGTACCTGAGCTTCTTCTACCGCGTGGCCAAGGCCGGGCGGCTGACCATCCGGTTCGAGGGGCTGGACAAGACCGGGTTCGAGAACTTCAACGAGTTCAGCTACGACGGCGAGCTGGGCGTGACGGACGGCTACCAGGTGTTCAACCACAGCGGGCTGTGGAACGGCACGGGCGACTTCAAGCTGGCGTTCACGGGCGAGATATACCTGTACATGCTGGTGCTGAGCACGGACAGGGCCGAAGCCCTGGCCTACAAGTACAAGACCCTGTTCGAGCAGTCCGAGAAACTGGTGAAGATAGCGGCGGCCAACTTCGACAAGGACGGCAACGTCATCGAGACATCGAGCATAGTGACGACATCGAAATACAACGAGCTGATGTCGCAGTATTTCGACGAGGACGGCCAGCTGAAGAATAAGGCCGGGCTGGTGACCACCGCGATGGCAAACACGCTGTATGCCTTTGACGCGGACGGGAACATCGTGTCGATGGTGGAACAGACAGCGTCCGACATAAAAATATCCGCCGCCAACATATCACTGGAAGGGCTTGTGACGGCGAACGAGAATTTCAAGATACTTGAGGACGGGAGCATTGAGACGAACAACGGGGTTTTCAGGGGCCGCATAGAAGCAAGCGGCGGTACGTTTTCCGGCAAGGATGGCCTATACGAGCTGCGTATGGACGCTGACAACAGGACCATATCAATAAAAGGGCCGGACTTGGTGGTCGGTGAAAATGACTTCAGCGCGGCCGAAGATGCCGAAGCATACGAATACATAACAATAGGCAACTTTGTATATACAGGCAGCACAAGATACCCGTCAGGCAAGACCGAACATTATATAGCACCACAAATAGTGGTAAGGCAGCCGATAATGGGATACACTCCCTCAAGTTGCAGATACGTAAAGATAGACCCATACAACGGGGTTGTCATTGGTACTGTACTGGATGGCACGGACACGGCAGCAGCCTTACTGGCTGCGGACGGCAGCATGCTGAACGCCAGCCTGCTGCTGTTGAAAAACCTGCCCACGGACGGTTCCTTGTGCGACACAGGGCAGGTTTACAGGGACGGCAGCACATTGAAGATAAAGACATAAAAACGATGGAAACATGGTAAAATTGAATTTCAGACAGTTTACGGTGCCGACAGGCATAAACGGCAAGAACACCCGTACAGGTGACGCAAGTGAGGATTTTGCCGACATCATCTACTTGAACGTGAACGGCATCCGCGCGCACGCCCTGGCGATGAAGATATACAAGAGCGAGGGTGCGGAGGAATTCACTGATGAAGAGGTGCGTATGATGGCAGGCGTAGCGGAACGTTACTGCACGCCTGCGTTCATTGACGGGCTGCGCGCCCAGATACAAGAAGGAGGCTGCGATGAGGGTGATATATAACAAGGTGATACCCTTCAAAGGCTTCAAGTGCGTGAACCTTTTCGGCGTACTGTTCGTGCGCGAGGGCTGCACGATGAGGACGGAGGACTACAACCACGAGGCCATCCACACGGCACAGATGAGGGAGCTGCTTTATGTACCGTTCTACCTGCTGTACGTGCTGGAATGGCTGTGGCACTTGGCACGGCTGCGCGACATGAAGGCAGCCTACCGGGCAATCAGCTTCGAGCGGGAAGCCTACGCCCACCAGTACGACGCGGACTACCTGAAGACAAGAAAGAAGTTCAACCAGTATAAAATGCAATAATATGGCCATATCACAGGAAGACATACAACAGGTGCTCAACGCCATCAAGGCGGAGAGCCAGGGCGTGCAGGAACTTGAGACCGTTGACAGCCTGAACGGGGTGAACTCGCTGCCCGGCGTGAAAGGCGAGAAACTGGTAAACGTGCCGATGGAGCTGCTGCAGAAGCCGGCGACGGACGCTGCGGCCAAGGCGGAAACGGCGGCAAGCAACGCCACGAGCGCGTCGCGACAGGCGGAAAGCTCGGCAATGGTGGCCGAGGGCGCGGCGGAAGAAGCCCGTAAAGCCACTGCGGCTGCCGAGGAGGCTGCGGAAAAGGCCGAACAAGCGGCAACGTCATACGAAAGCACGGCGAAAGCCGCGCTCAAGGGGGCGACGGCGCGTTTTGACGGCTTCGTGGAAAGCGGCACTACGGAAATGCAGTCAAGCACACAGACTGGCGGCACTATCGTGTACATAAAGAGCCTGAAACTGTTTGCATACAGCGTAGGCGGCAAATACTACAACAGTTGGAGCAGCGCGGTAGCGGCATCGCCCGACCTGTTCCTTACCGACACCCGCACGGCCATCTTGAAAGACAAGGTTTATATCTGCGGCGACACGCTCTACACATGGAGCGAGGAAGAGGGCGACCTCGCAGTAGTGAGCGGCAGCGGAGGGTCAGGCAGCGGCTTCTACAACGTCACGAAAGAGATACCGCTGCCGGGCGGTTATTACACCAAGGAAACCGCCGTGGCGGCACTTGCCGGGGCTGACATCGACGATGACGACAAGCAAGGAATGATTATCACTATCGAGGTCAGCGCAGGGAAATGGGAAGAATACCGTTTCGAGGGTACTGACACATCGTCGTTCCTGACCGCTTCGGCATGGAACAGGTACGGCGGCGCGGACGCTATCAAGAAAATCACGGTAACGCGCGGCACGGCCTCGGAGGAGCACACGGCCGACGAGCAAGGCGGCGTGACGATAGACATACCCGTAATGGAGGTCGACCAGTCGGTCAACGAGAACTCGACCAACGCAGTGAGCGGCAAGGCCGTGTCCGCCGCGATAAATGAGAAGGCCTCCACCTACGGCACCGCCCTGCAGCTCAATGAAATCGGCGAGGGCACGGACAAGGCCTATTCTCTCTCCCTGCTGAACGAGGCCGGGGAGGTCATCAGCACGAGCGACATGTTCACGGGCGGCGGTGGCGGCACTGTGGCCACGACGAAGGTCGTGCTGACGCGCGTCACCCCGAACAAGACCGTCAAGGCCGGCGACGAGGTGAAGCTGACCTACACCTACGACCAGACGGACACCGCGACCGGAGAGAGCACCGGCAATCCCGGACGGGCCACCGTCACCGTGACCCAGGGCGCGAATACCAGCACGCTGACGCATACCATATCCGCAGGCAGCACGAACACGGTGGACGTGACAAAGTATATGGGTGTGGGCACCAATACCGTGAGGGTGCGTGTGGAGGTCGGCGAAGGCGCGGAGATGCAGGTGGCCCAGGTGACATGGAGCATCAACGTGGTGCAGCTGACCCTGAGCAGCTCTTTCAACATCGCCACGGCCATAACACGCGGCCAGACCCTCAGCATACCCTACGCCCTGAGCGGTGCCGGCACGAAGACCCTGCGCTGCTATGTGGACGGCACGGACACCGAGGACAGGAGCATCACCAGCTCGACGGCCAACGGGTCTTTCAGCATAGCGACGACCAACCTGGCTCATGGCACGCACACGGTGCAGCTCGTGGTGGAGCTGGAGCTGACGGACGGCAGCACCATCAAGTCAAACAGCATCCTCTTCGCCGTGGGCGTCAGGGAAGCCGGGAACAACACCCCGTTGGTGTCCGCAAGGTTCGACTATTCCGACGGCACCGTCATAGAAAAAGGCGTCACCCCCTACATCCCGACAAGGCAGTACGACAGCTACACGCTCCAGTACGCGGCCTACAACCCGGAGGAAACCCCGACACGGGCGGACGTGTATGTAGGGAGCACGCTGGCCTCGTCCGCCTCCGTGCCGTTCACGGCGCAGAGCCTGACGCTGCGCGCCACTAACTACGGCGAGGAGCAGTGCAGGATTGTGGTTGGCAGCATGACATACAGTTTCCGTCTCATTGCGGAGAAGAGCGACCTGAACATCAGCGAGCCGACGGACGGCATGACGCTGAAGCTCACGGCGCAAGGAAGGAGCAACAGCGATGTGAACCGCGAGGAATGGAGCTATAATGGTATTCAAACCGTGTTCGAGGGCTTCAAGTGGGGCGGCGACGGCTGGACTGGCATCGCCCTGCGCCTGACGGACACGGCAAGGGCCACCGTGCAGCACCGCCCCCTGGAACAGCCGGAGCAAAATGTCACCAACGCGATGGCTTTCATTGTGAAGTACAAAGTAAGCGAGGTCGTTGATGAGGATGCGGAGGTCATCCGTTGTGTGGACGCCGACGGAACCGGCTTCGTCATCACGGCGCAGGAAGCACGGATGGTGACGAGGGGCAAGAGCGAGCTTTCGATGAAGATGGCGGCCGGGGAAGTGTACGAGGTGGCCTTCGTGAGCTTCCCCAAGAGCACGGACGGCTCGTCCGACTACGAGAAGCTGAACACGGAGATGGTGTACCTGTACATCAACGGCATCATGTCCGGAAGCGTACAGAGGGCGACGAGCGACAGCGTGTACCAGGCCACTCCTTCATATATTGAACTTGGCGCGGACGGCGCGACCACCGACGTGTACCTCATGCGTGCCTACGACACGTACCTGAGCGACTCGCAGGTGCTTGAGACCTACATGATAGACCAGGACAGCTCGGACGGCATGATGGCCTTGTACGACAGCAACGACGTGATCGACGACAGCGGCAACGTAACAGTCGACAGCGTGCCTGACGGCATGAGGTACATCATCATCACCGGACGGCAGGACAACGGCGTGGCCACGGTGCTGCAGGCGGCGGTGAACAACGACAAGGACCCGAAGTACGACGTGGACGAGATGCTGTGCGTGGTGAAGGGCAGCCAGGCGTTGAACTTCCGCTGCGTGGGCGGCTGCATCCGCCTGCAGGGTACAAGTTCGTTGGCTTATCCAATAAAGAACTACCGCATATACTTCAAGAATGCCTCAAAAGTGGCAGGCCAACTTTATTTGGGATGTGACGAGCAAGGGGTTGGCGGAGTGTTGCAGGAAAAGGCGGTTTACTCATTCCGTCCTGCCAATGGCAGCCAGAAACAGGCCGCGCCGGTGGACTGCTTCTGCCTGAAGGCCGACTTCGCGGAAAGTTCCAGCTCGCACAACACCGGTATGGCGAAAATTGTGCAGAACGTGCTGACGGCAGCAGGAGAGCTGACACCGGCGCAGAAGCACTGTGACGACAGTTACCAGTATGATGTGCGTACAACGATAGACGGCGAGCCGTGCTATCTGTTTTACCGTGGCAGCATTGACGAGACGCCGCAGTTCCTTGGGAAGTTCAACTTCAACAACGACAAGAGCACGGAGGCCGTGTTCGGCTTCCTGGACATACCGGGCTACCACGACCAGGAATGGGTGACGGAGAAGTTCGGCGGACAGAACCCGACGGAATGCTGGGAATTCTTGAATAACGACTATCCGATGGGCATGTTCCTTGACGACGACTTCACGACGAAGGGGGATGACGGCACACCTAATTGGATGAAAGTGTTTGAGGCACGCTTTCCTGACGATGACGACATCAATGCCCAGTATGAGGCCGGCACGAAAATTCCAGCCAATCTGCAACGAGTTGTATCGTGGGTAAAGTCCACTCAAAACGATGGAGCGAAATTCAAAGCCGAACTGGCCGACTATTTTGATGTGGATTACCTTTGTGACTACTATATGTTTACGGACATTATGGGATGTGTTGACCAGCGTGTGAAGAACATGATGATGGCGTTTTGGTATGACCCGGACAAGGACAAGACGCTTGCCTACATGATATTTTACGATTGCGATACAATCCTTGGTGTACGTAATGACGGACGTCTGAAGTACAATTGGGACGTGGACGAAAATACCACGGACCCCGAACTTAGTACGGATGAAAAGACTGTATATGCCTATGCAGGTCATGACAGTGTACTGTGGAAGAACCTGCGCGAGCAATTTCCTGACAAACTGGAAGCGGCATACAAGCGTATAAGGGAACGGATGTCGAACTCTACAATCTTCAATATGTTCGACACGGAGCAGTCGGCCAAGTTCTGCGAGCGCATATACAACTTGGATGCGCAGAACAAATATGTAGAGCCTAAGACGCTGGGCGTGGAAGTAAACCAAGACGGAAGTGTCACCAATGTAAAATATTCCTATCTGGAAGCCATGCAGGGAAACCGTAAGGCGCACCGCCATTGGTGGGTGACAAACAGAATGGGACTTTTTGATGCACGGTACAGTGCTGGGCAATACACGGCCACGGACATCAGCTTCAAGGGCAACAGCGCGGCAGGAGCGACTGTGAGGGCAACCCCTGCGCGTGACTTCTATTTTGAGTTCAGACGTGAGGGCGATACGATGACCCACGATGCGGTGGCGAAAGACAGGGAGTGGAGTTATACCTATGGACAAATGGCGAACATCGGTACAATCTTCCACCTATACGGTGGCGAATGGATGAAGAAATTGGACTTGGGCGACTGGGGAGGTTTCACTGACATGTCGTTGCCTAATCTGCCAGTATTAGAGGAACTTGTCCTTGGCAACAGTTCAAAGACCTATGCTCTGACCGAACTTGTATTGGGAACAAAGTTGCCGATGTTGCGGAAATTGGACGTGGCGAATTATACAAATTTGCCGAGCTTGGACCTTTCGGGCTGTAACCGTTTGGAAGAAGTGAACGCGTCGGGCTGCACGGCATTGAGCACAATCACCTTTGCCGAGGGTGCTGCGGTGAACAGGCTGCACCTTCCAGCGAACTTCCAGACGCTAACGTTGCGTTCGATGCAGTATATAAAGTGGAGCGCGATAACCTTTGACAACAAGCGGAACCTGACCGGCATCTGGATAGAGAACTGCGCCCTCATAGACGGGCTGTCTGTGTTCAAGGAACTATTCTCCCTTGGCGGCAGGCTGAAATATGTCCGCATCACCGGGCTGGAACTGGAGGGTGACGGCAGCGACCTGAAGGAGTGGTACGACGCCGGTCTGGGCGGCTTTGACGCGAGCGGCAACACCACGAACACTCGGTGCAAGCTGGTGGGCACGTACCGGCTGACCAAGTATCTGGACGAGGCGGAGTACCAGAAATACGTGGAACGCTTCGACGAGCTGAACATACGGCAGCCGCAGTACACGATGATAGAGTTCGACGACACGGTGAGCGACGATGCCAACATCAGCAATCCCGACAACGAAACCGGTTACAAGTACGGCAACCAGTATGTCCCGAGCGCACATGTGGCGGCCATATTGCGGCAGCGGCACAGGGTGCTTGGCAAGCAGGCCGTAAAGGGAACCATGACAATCGCGCAACTTGACGATGCCGACAGCAACAAGTACGCCGACGGCACGGCGGCGAAGCTGGACGGCACGGAAGGTGACATGTTCGTGTATGAGCCGCATTACTGGTACAAGGGCGTGAACGACTACCTGAACAACAAGAAATACGGCTGTTACAGCTCGCAGGACGGTATGCCGGACAGGCCGGAGTGCACGGTGCTGGACCACGACTGGCTGCTGGAACACCGTTTGGTGAAGTCCGGCACGAAGATATTGACGGGTGGCACGGATGTGGACGAATCGTATTCGGCGGACGGGAATTACGAAGCCATAACGGTTGACGTGTCAGGTTACAGGCGTGTGAGGTTCCCGTCAGTATTGGGCAGCAGCCTTGTGGGTGCGGTGTTCGCCGACGACGGCGGCCGGATAGTCAGGAGCGTGATAGTGGAGACGCTGAACGCCCGTTTTGTGGACGGTATGTACTTGATATGCGACATACCGGAAGGTGCGACGAAACTGCATTTCTCCGTCAGGACGAGTTCCGACTTCGACTGCGTGGTGCTGAGCAACAGCGACAGGATAGAGGACATGGAGCCGGACTGGGTGGAGCACGAGGCGTGCCTGTGCGGGGCGTTGCAGGCCGTGGCGAAGGGGACGAAGCTGTACAGCGCCGTGACCGGGGGAACGAGCGTCGCAAACCTGACGCAGCCGGACATGGTGCGCTATGCAAACCAAAGGGGCTTGCAACTGGTTGATTGGGAGATGCATAAGGACGTGGCCAACCTGTTCTACGCGAAGTACGGCCGCCGTGATGCGCAGGACCAGTGCGGATACGGGCAGAACACGAACGCGCGTATAATGGGCACGACGGCGATGCTTGGCATGGCGGACACTGTGAACCCGGAGCACAAGACGGAGTGGTGCTGGTACAAGATACAGGATGAGTACGGCGGAGACAAGTACGTGCAGATAGCTTCGAGCAACTGCCTGGGTTATGAGAACTGGTTCGGCAACAAGGCGGAGTGGATGGACAAGGTGAGCCTTCCGAACAGTCCGTCGAGCGAGCAGTACAAGCTGTATATAGAAATGCCTGACGGCACGACGCGGAAGGTGAAAAGCACGACGACGAGCGGCTATATGACTGCCGTCGTCCACCAGAAGTGGATGGACATAGTAAGCGCGGCCGGTGCTGGAAGCTCCACGACATACTATCTGTCTCTTATACACATCTCCGAGCCCACGAGACTAGCGCTCATCTC